AGGGTAGGGGGCGGGTGGCTACAGTCTAACAGTCCAACGGGCAGAATGCCTGTAAGACCGTGACCTCTACTACTAAGATATTAGAGATATTTCTATTATAAAGTGCACTCTATTCACCTATACTATAGGATTACTAGAATACACTCTAAATAGGATATTACTAGGGAATCATGAGTATCTCAGAGTTCAAGCATATCCTCAATCTTAATAGGCTTCTCCATATTATCCAACCTTTTAGAGAGTTTCTTAGAGGTATCATCATCCACACAACCAATTTCCATAGCTTTCCTAACTCCCTCAATCTGTTTCTTCTGAAGAATAGTTGCGCCACCACTCAAACTAGAGATCAGTTCCTTATAAACCTTCACTGCATTAATAACAGATGGCGAATCAACATCCTCTGTTCCAAGTTTCTCTGCAATAACAACAGTGAGATTATCCTTAATCTGGGAATCAAACCAACTATTCAGATATTCCTTAGTCAACCTTCCTCCTGTAGATTCTGCATCAAGATATCCCATAATAGAATCAAAGGAAATCTCCTCATCACTCACACTCTTAAGATTACCCCCACTAGATTCATAGAGAGAGCGAATAATACCATCCTGCGCAGTTTCAAGAATATTCCGAATATGCGGCATCAAACGATCCACTTGAATCTCACTCAATGGTTCAGAAATAAAGGGAACAGATACACAAACACTCTGAAACTTAGCCTCCTTATTTCCTCGCCCCTTATAACCAATCTTAGAGAGACGTTGATTATTCAGGGGCTTAGATTCCCCAGACTTGAAGGGAACAACAGAGTGACGGTTAGAAACTTGAGACATGATTATTTCCTTACTATGGTTACCTATTACTAGGCTATGAATACTAAGCATTAACTTAGTAGTTTACTAGTCACACTATAAATCTAAGGTGTGGCCGTGGTGGCAACTAACTATAAGCATGTCCCATGCCAACTATCACTCACCCCCACAAAAGAAAAAACCCTTATGAATCAACCACTTAGCTCCCACCTATCTATCCCACCAGAATGCTACAGCCTATATCATGTAATATCTACACACCATTCTACAATCTCATGTAAATATTACAATCCTATCCTATAGGCTAGTACGAATCATTCTCATTCGTGATAAGAGGTAGGGGTATGGGGCTTTTTTGGGTTTTTATTTGGGGCCTATCCTAAAGAACTAAACCAAATTTTCTAAACTTTTTACCTTCTACCCCACAAAAATTTTCCCATAAAAAATTCTCCATAATTTATTACCCTATTTTATTCTCTCTCATCTTATTATTCTTATAAGCTAACCTATCCCCACACTCTAATAAACCTCCCACCACCCATAATCATATCACTCCCCCAAAGATTTACACCTATCATGGATACCCCACTCACTCCTTCAATCTCTCAAGAACCTACTAAAAAATATACAGGTGTTGAAGAGAGAGCTTTAAATCTTTTAGGTCAGGGTGTAAAACCAGAACAGGTGGCGGCCGCAATTGGAGTAACTCCATCCTATATTTCCCAACTCGTATCCCAGCCTGAATTCTCTTCTCAAGTATTTGAGCTTAGATATAAGAATCTCTCTCGTCATAATGAAAGAGATAATGAGTATGATTCTATAGAGGATAAACTTTTAAAGAGATTAAAAGATCTTCTCCCTCTCATGATGAAGCCTGTGGAAGTTTTGCGGGCTATTCAGGTAATTAACTCTGCAAAAAGAAGAGGAGCTTCGGCCCCTGAACAGTTAACTTCACAACAAACTGTAACTACACTAATCATGCCCGTACAAATTATTCAACAATTCACACGTAATTCTTCTAACCAAGTTATTAAAGCAGGTGATCAGGAGTTAATTACCATACAATCAGGTAATATGGATAAGTTATTAACTGCTCAAACTAATATTGCCTCTCATATTTCTACAATCACTCCTGAATCTTTACTCTCCTTGAAAGGAAATCAAAATGTCCCACCCTCCCACTCCTAAATTACTAACCCAAGTCTCTCAAGTTTTGGATACTCAGGCGCGCCTTACCCTAAAAAATAAGGAAGCTGCTAAAGAACAACTTCTTAGAATCCAATTAATCCTTGCTAAGAAACCTCTCTCTTATAAATACAAGTAATCCCATTCTCCTATCCCATTTTAGGATAAAATAACATGTCTAGTTGGTCTGAAAAATTAGGATTTGAGGATTTAGGGGAGGAAAAGAAGCTAGAAGAGAATTTAGATACTCCTTCTTATACAGAAGGTTCATTTAATACTCAAGAAGTAGAAGAGGCAGCTAGGACTTCATTAGATTTCTTAGCTGCTTTAGCTTTGCCTCTAGTTTTTAAATATTTTTTCCCTCCTGTTTTTCAGTCTATCTGGAGATGGCTCTTATCTTTTATCCATAAAACTAGAGATTTCTCTCAATTAGCTATTGGTTTACCCAGAGGTTTTGGTAAGACCATGTTAATTAAGATCTTTATTCTCTATATCATCCTATTTACCAAAAAACAATTCATTCTCATAATCTGTGGTACCCAAACTAAAGCTAATAATATTATAGCTGATATTATTGGTATGTTAAATGAGAATAATGTAAAGAAAGTATTTGGTGATTGGACTTTAGGTAAGGAAAATGATAGGCAAGATTTAAAGAGGTTTGGATTTAGGGGTAGAAATATTATCCTAATGGGCGCCGGTGCTCAATCTGATATTCGGGGTATTACTTTAGAGAATGTGCGCCCTGATGTAATGATCTTTGATGATATCCAAACTAGAGAAGATGCTGATTCTGAAGTAGTTTCTGGTAACTTAGAAACCTGGATGACAGGTACTGCAATGAAAGCAAAGTCCCCTGAAGGATGTTTGTTTATCTTCATTGCTAACATGTATCCTACTAAACACTCTCTGCTTAGAAAACTCAAAGCTACACCTACCTGGACTAAGTTTATTGCGGGCGGAATTTTAGCTGATGGTACCTCTTTATGGGAAGATCTTCAACCTATTTCCCAACTCATTAGAGAATATCAAAATGACTTAGCAATGGGTCACCCGGAAGTTTTCTTCTCAGAAGTTTTAAATGATGAAAACGCCTCTGTAAATAAGTTCATTGATATTTCAAAAATCCCTCCTAATCCTTTTGAGCAAGAAACTTTACATCAGGGTAACTTTATTATTATTGACCCCGCTACAGATAAAGCAAATGCGGATGCTGTAACTATCACCTACTTTGAACTCTATGATTCTCTTCCTGTAGCTAAGGAAATTATAGATGCTAGGCTCTCCCCAGGTGATACTATTTCAGAAGCACTTAGACTAGCTTTAAAATATAACTGTCGCCTGATAGCTGTAGAATCAAATGCCTACCAATATTCTCTCCTCTACTGGTTTAATTTCATAACCGCACAAAGAGGTATTATTGGTCTACAATGTGTGGATATTTATTCGGGCCAGAGAGCTAAAATATCTCGTATCCTAGATATGTTTAAGTCTCTCTTATCTGGAGAGATTATCTTATCACAAGAGGTCAGAGCTCAAGTATTCGCCCAAATTACTTCCTTTAACCCAATTAAAAATAATAATGTGGATGGTATCTTAGACTGCCTAACGTATGCTCCTCGAGTTATTGAGCAATTTGGCGAATATATAGCTACTAATCTTACATTCCAGCTTCAAGAATTCTACTCTATCCCTCTCTTATCTGAAGCTGAAACTAACACATTTTAATCTTTCAGGATAAACTATGGCGGAAATACTAGATTTTATTAGAGGGGTTATTAAAGGTAACACGACAGATATGGCAGGATTACCTGCCGATATTGCTACTTCTACTAATCCTGTACTCTCTTTAGTTTCTAAAGCTTATACGAGATATACAGGAAAAGATATCCCTTTAGGTACTAATGATTTAAGAGAGAAGGTATTTGGTAAAGAGGGAGTGGAAGATAAGAATCTCACCGAAACTGCTGGGACTTTAGTATCTGCAGGTGGGGGAGCTAAAGCCTTAAAGGCTATGATTGTAGGAGCTGTAAGATTAGGAAAGATTTCCCCCAAAGTTGAAAAACTAACCAGCTCTGCAGAAGAATTAATAGCAGATAATATGCATATGTCTTCTGTATTTAACAGTACAGGAGTATATCAAGATAAGGCATATGAAGGATTAAAGGCTGTTATATCTGATAAATCCGCACAGCTTAAAGATATTACAGGTAAGAAACTCTCAGATGTCCTAGATCATCCAGTTCTCTATAAGATTTACCCAGAACTGAAACATGTTAAGATGAATGTTTCTGTAGATAACTCTTCTAAAGGAAGTTACGGAGCTAGAGAAATAACAGCTTCTGGGCCAAATAACGAAGCTCTAAGAGATGTTATTCTTCATGAAGTTCAGCACGCTGTACAGGGTATTGAAGGATTTCAAAGAGGGGGAAACATACAACAATTCTTAGATTTCGCTCCTAAACTCCTTCAAAAATCCATTACTAAAGGTGAAGCTTCTAGTGATCCCTCAGTAAGAGATGCAGCGGAAAGATTTAAAAAGGCTGCGAATACTAAGATTAAAGAGGCCCAAACTTCTTATCTTAATTTAGGCGGAGAACAAGAGGCCAGATTTACTCAGCTAACCAAAGATATGAACTATGAACAAATAAATACTGTAGTTCATAAGCTCCTCAAACAAAACCAATCCCCTCAATCTTTCGACACCAAGTAAGAGATCAAACCATGGCAGCCAACACACAATTCTTTGTATCCAAAACTTCTCAAGGTGCTCTTATTGATCACCATAAATTCTGTCTCGAACAGATGAATAAACAATATTCATTTAGAGAACAGATGAGAAATATTGATCTCTCCTATGCAAGAGAGCAGGATCAAACACAAGAGAATCAAAGAGCTAAAGCAGCTAATAGGGCGGGCGATTCGGATAGAATTCAAAACATCACTATTCCTGTAGTGAAGCCCCAAGTTAGAGCTGCTGTTGGCTACCAAGCTGGAGTTTTCTTAACTGACTATCCAATCTTTGGAGTTGTTGCAGATCCTGCGAATATCGATGCTGCAAAACAAATGCAGGCAATTATTGAAGAGAATTCAATTCGCACAGGCTGGGCGCGAGAACTCCTATTATTCTTCTATGATGGTTTTAAATACGACCTCTCTGCAATTGAGTGCACCTGGGATAAAATAGTAACCGCCGCAGTTGAGACTGATGTTTCATACAAAGGCGGTAAGGAAGGTAAGCCTGTTGAATTAATTTGGCAGGGGAATAGATTAAAGAGATGGAATATGTATAACACATATTTCGACACTAGATGCTTACCTTATGAAATTCCAGATAAAGGAGAGTTCTGCGGCACTACGGAATTATATTCTAAGGTTGCCCTTAAATCTCTCATTGCTAAATTAGATACTAAGATTATTGAGAATATTCAACCAGCTTTTGAATCTCCGTCTTTTTTAAATATTGGAGCTTCGGGTACTGGAAATGAAGGTTACTATATCCCTAATCTTAATTCTGATTTACTAATCGATCAGAATTCAAATGATATTGTAGATTGGGATAGATGGGTTGGATTGGCTCCAGCTAATACTAATTCACATATCAAGTATAAAGGCCTCTATGAGGTATCTACAGAGTATGTTAGAATCTTACCCTCTGAGTTTGGTTTAAGAGTTCCGGCTCCTAATACCCCCCAAGTTTGGAAGCTCATAATTGTTAACCACTCTGTAGTTATCTTTGCAGAGAGAATGACTAATGCACATGAAAAGATTCCTGTGTTCTTTGGTCAACCTTCTGAAGATGGATTAGGTTACCAAACTAAATCATTAGCTACAGATGCTAGACCTTTCCAGCAAGTTGCTTCTTCCATTATGAATGGAGTGTTAGCTGCAAAAAGAAGAGCTGTGACTGATAGAGTATTGTATGATCCTTCACGAGTTAGTGAAGCTCATATTAATAATCCTAATCCTTCTGCTAAGATTCCAGTTAGGCCTTCGGCATTTGGTAAAAATATTACCGAAGCCGTATATCAATTCCCTTATAGAGATGACCAATCTGCTATTGGCATGCAGGAAATTAATACAGTTGTTCAGTTAGGAAATACTCTTAATGGACAAAACCAGGCGCGCCAAGGACAATTTGTTAAGGGTAATAAAACTGATGGGCAATGGGAACAAACCATGTCCAATGCAACTACCCAAGACAGATTAACTGCGCTGCTGTATGAATCTCAGGTATTCACTCCTTTAAAAGAAGTTATTAAACTTAACATCTTACAATACCAAACTGGTGGCCAAGTATTCTCTCCTCGCTCCCAGGAAGCTACTAAGATTGACCCTTTAGTTCTTAGAAATGCTATCTTATCTTTTAAAGTAACAGACGGATTATTACCTTCTGATAAAGTGTTATCTGCAGACCAACAAAAAACTGCAATGCAGGTAATTGGATCTTCACCTACATTAGCTCAAGGGTATAATGTTGCTCCTCTGTTTTCTTACATCATGAAGACAGATAATGTTAATTTCGCACCTTTTGAGAAATCTCCACAACAAATTGCGTATGAACAAGCATTGGGGGCCTGGAATAACGCAGTAACTCTGTATGCTCAAAAAGGTATTCCATTTACTCAACCTCAACCAAAACCACAAGAATACAATTTTGATCCTGCCTCTATCAATCCCCAAGCACAGGCACAAACCGCCCCTGCTACAGTTCCACAACTTCCTCAGTAAACTATCATGGCTCAATTAGATCCTTCAAGTACATTTCAGTCTTGGCTTCTAAGTGCTGAAGAGTTAAGATTAGGTCACCTATTAAGTGATTTACAAAAGAAAGCTATTCAAAACTATTTATGTCAACTAGCCAATGAAAGAATTAATTTAACCTTTATTGAGGAAAACAAGGCCAGAGATGCCGAATTGCAGGGGGCAATAGGTACTCTTAGATATCTTCTAGATCTTTCTACTGAGTCTGAAACAGCATTGATCAACGAAGCTAACAACAACCTCCCCCGCTAATTAACCCCTTAGGAATATACCATGTCTTTCGCATCTAAATGGACTAGCATCTTTGGTTTAGGTAACCAAACTCCTGCACCTGCGCCACAACCACAGGTTACTAATAATCTTCAAACTAATCCGGCTCCTCAAGGAACTCAACAGTCTCAGGTAACTGATGCTAATGGTGTTATTCCTAAGGATGGAGATAAAGGCCCATTGGGTAAGTTTGAAAATTTATGGCAACCTCCTACTCCAGAACAGCAAGCTGCGAGTCAAACTAATAATCCTCCTAATGTTACTGTTGATCCCGCTAAATTATTGGAGGCAGCAGGTAAAGTAGATTTTACTAAAGTTTTAGATCAAGAAACTTTAGCCAAAGTGGCCGCAGGTGGTGAAGGTGCAGTAACTGCACTTGTTTCACTTATGCAAAAGAGCAACCAAACCGTTTATGGGCAGTCTATGTTGGCTGCTAATAGATTGGTAGAAGAAGCAGTGAAGGTGGCAGAGCAGCGGTTTGCTGCACAAGTACCCCAATTAGTTAAAAAGCAAGCAGCTTCGGAAAGTCTCTTTAGTGAGAATCCGGCGTTTCAAAATCCTGCGATTCAACCAATTGTTTCCGCGTTACAACAACAACTTCAAGAAAAGTATCCCAAGGCTACTACTAAAGAGTTGAATGTTATGGCTAAGGAAATGTTAGGAGAATCTGCAAAAATCTTTATGGGCGAACAACCTCAGAATTCCACCCCAGATAAGGGTGCACAAAAAGAGGAAGATTGGTCTATGTATTTGGAAGCACCTCAAAGCTAATCTATCTTTTATTAGGAGTTTATATGTTACATAAACGTGTTCACTACACAGCAATGGGTCAGGAAATTCCTGCTCAATCTCGGGAAGGTGTTGGCTTCTTTGCAGCACTTAGACCTACCATCGTTGCTACTAACTCAGACTTAACTCTGACTGTAGCTCAAATGTCTGGTGGTTTAGTTCAGTTCTCCAGCTTCTCTGCTGGCCGAGCTGTTACTACTCCCACTGCTGCATTAATTCTTGCTGCTGCAACTGACATGGATATTGGAGAATCTTTCTCCTTTATTGTTTCTTGCCAGGCTGCTTTTGCTGCAACTTGGACTGCAGGTACTGGTGTTACTTTAACTGGTAGAGCTACTACTCCTGCATCTTCGTGGAGTATTGTCACTGTTACTAAAACGTCTGCAACCACGGTTTCGTGGAATGTGACCTAAAGATAAACTAACTCTAACTTACTAAGAGGGTAAATTATGACTACCGGTATTTGGAATACTAATACTACGAACCTTACGCAGGATCTTGCAGCTAAATCGTTTGCAAGTATGATTACTCGGCTCATGCCGAATGGTCAGGCTCCTTTGTTTGGTTTAACTTCAATGTTAGCTACTGAGACCGCTCTCCAACCGGAGCATGGTTTCTTTACTAAGACTATGGTTTTCCCCATGGTTCAATTAAATGGTGCTATTGCAGATGGTACCACTACTTTGTTTACTGTAGACAGTTCTGCTAATATTCTTCCTGGTATGCTTCTGCGTGCAGAATCTACTGGTGAGACTATTTTAATTAACACTGTTCCTGGTGCAACTACTATCACTGTTCAACGCGGTGTTGGTACTGTAGCTGCGGCGGCTATTGCAGATGATGTCCAACTTTATCAAGTTGGTAACGCATTTGAAGAATCGTCTATTCGTCCTAATGCTCTGGCTATCAATCCTGTTCGGATTACTAACCTGACTCAAATCTTCCGTAATACCTGGAGTCTTTCGCGTTCTGCTGAAGCCACTCAAGTTATTGCAGGGGAATCTACGGTTGCTGAGAATCGTCAAGATTGTGCAGCTTTCCATGCAGCTGATATTGAGAAGGCTCTTCTGTTTGGTCAGAAGTCTCAAGGTAGCAGAAATGGCCAACCTTTCCGTACTATGGATGGTTTGCTTAACATTCTGTCTGACTTGACTTACTATCCTCCTAGCTACGCAGCAGTTAATACTACTACTGCTGGTTCCACTACTAACTATACTCAATTAGAAACTGCTCTTGATCCAGTTTTCAATCAGGCAACTGATCCGAAAGTTGGTAATGAGCGTATTCTTTTTGTTGGTGGTACGGCAAAGAAGGTGTTAAATAACATTGGTCGGTTAAATTCCACGTACCATCTTACCAATGGTGCTACCAGTTATGGTTTGCAATTCTCTGAATTTGCTATTGCTCGTGGTAGATTCAAGATGATTGAACACCCACTTCTTAATAGTAACGCCGCTTGGAGTAAATATGCAATCGCTGTTGATATGTCAACTTTCCGCATCGCATATCTTGGCGGGCGTAAGACTAAGAAAGAAGAATTTAACACGAATGGTAATGCTGTCGATAACGGTATTGATGCTGTCGGCGGTACCATCACTTCTGAGTTAACTTGCGTTGTTAAGAATCCTCCGGCAAACGCTCTTATTACTAACCTCACAGCTGCGGCTGCTGGTTAATAGTTCCTAAGGGGGAGCAGTTTCCTAGCCCATGTACTGTTCAAAAACGTGGCTATAACCTCCTAAGGAACCAAAATGACTAACCCATCTATTAAAAATCTCAGCCCAGAAAATGCACTTGCTCTTGAAGTTTTGAAGAAGCCCAGGTTGGAAAGGCTATTCAAAACTAATTCCAAGAGTATTAAATATATCTTTAAGAATGGCCATGTGGCTAATTTCATTAAAGGTAGATACACTACTTCGGATCCTGAAAAGATTGAACAACTTGAGTATGAAGTTGCCAGCGGTCACCCGGAAATTCATATTGATTTGAATGAACGGGAAATTGATCCGCGTATGGAAGATCCCAAACTTCGTATGAGAGCGGAAATTCTTAAGGATCTTATGGAAGCTAATATGGCGGCCACGAATCCTGAAAGAGATATGGGTACTTATGAACCTGCCAAGCTAACTCCGCAGAGCACCAAAGATATTGCACCTGTAGCGGCTGGAGGTAATGCTACCCAACTGACTTCTCAACTTAACAACCTTATTAATCAAAAGTAAAGAGTTAATATGACGCTGGCTGAACTGATAGCTGAAGTTTACAGTATTACAAACCGCCCAGATTTGGTTGCTGAAACCGCAGTTGCAGTTCGGGCAGCTACTTTAGAAGCTCACCATTCTGATTTCTATTATAAAGATCTCTTTGAAACGGGTATTACTTTCAATGAGCCAGATCTTTATATTCAACAAATAGAATATAGAACTCTTCTCCCAAGATGGAGAGCATTAAAGTATCTGCGTAAGTTTGATAGCACAGCTTATCCGCCTCCTGGCACACCTGGTACTTTCTTTAATATCCTAGATCCACAACAGACATTAGATTCCTACGGAGTTACTAGGGAAAATATCTGTTATGTTGCTGGAGATGTTATTCAAGTTAGATCTAACACTAAGCTAGCTAACGCTCTAATAGGTTGTTATCTTCATCCTATTATTTCTCCTGAGGCAGATTATAATTCTTGGATTGCTTTAGATAGCCCCTATGTAATTATCTTTAGAGCGGCCGCTAGTGTGTTCAAGATCATAGGTAAAGATTCTGAGAGATCTGCATTCCAGGAACTATGGAATGTTCAAATGGCTGAATTAAAGATGGCTAACATTGTAGCTTCAGGATACTAACATGACAGCAACTTTGTGGGGATTAGAAGATGGAGATACTGGAGAGGAAAATCTCCCTGGTAACTCTGCATCTATTTGGCTTCCAGGATTAGAAGTAGAGGCAGCTTTTTGTGTTTTGGCAGGCTATGAAATAGTGCCTTCAGTTAATGAAGATTTTTTAGATAATTTTGGAGGAGCTGATAATACTCCTTTAGAGGATAGAATATCTGATAGCGGACAGACTTGGGTCGGCGATTCTTTCTCTGTACTAGATAGTTCTTTGGTGACAGACTCAGAAGAAGGAGCTCTGGCTAGACTTACAGATGTAGCTCTAAATTGGACAGCTTCACCAGAATCAGATCCTGGATCTATTATTTTAGATTTTAGTTTTTGTTCTTATACTGACACCGACGGTGCTGTTCTCTCTGTATTAGTTAATCCTACAGAAGCTGCTGGAGACATAGGTATTACAATCACCCAGGTTGATAATACTCTTACGGTTGTTTTTAATACTTCTTTAGAAGGAACCGATACTCCCTGGCAGATTGCTACTTCTTTAGAATTATGCACCTGGCATAGATTAACAGTTACTATGGATGACTTAGTTACAGGATACGGATCTCGTACAGTAGTTGCTGTCCTTAATGGAGAACAAAGTGAAAATACATCTATTAGACAATCTGGATTTACTTCTCCTGTAAATTGTGATATTTCTGTAAATGCTAATGCGGGTATTCGTTTAGGTCATCTAGCAATTACTGCCATAATTTTTGGGGATTAAAGATGGCACAAATTCCATATAGAGCTAACTTATCCGCTGCAATCTTCCCAATGACTTTAGCTAGGTCAGGAAGAACTGTTATTAATCCACAAGCAGATAATAATTTCGATAAGAGAGTTGATGCACAGGGGAATGATAAAGCCAGTGCAGGAATTCCACAAGTTATGTACATGGAAAATGTACTTCCTACTGTGGAAGGCTTTCAATCTGTAGGGTATGTAGAAGATGGAACAGTGGCCGGAGCTGAAGTCGGAATTAACTGTATAGAAAATATTTCAGTAGCCACTACAGTTATTGGTGATATTGAAGTAGGAGATATTAGTATAGAAGATGAAGGTGAATCAGAATCTTCTTGGACGGCGGTAACAACTTACTTAGTATACGGAGGAACTGCTACATCTGATTTGAGTGTATTTGGCCCTCCTCCTTATGAATATCCAGACATTGGCATTCCTTTTGACGCTGCATATGATAATGTAGCTTCTTTTGCTGTAGTCCTCACAGATATTCATCCTACTCTAAATGCCTATTCCGTATTCCATTATTCTGGAGTACTAGAAGTTTCCCCCGCCCATTTTGAATCTTACTATAGAAGAGAATTAGGTAATCTTTCTTCTGTTACTGAATGGTCTACTAATTTAGAATTCTATCTAGCTCCTGGATTTTCAAATGTTCCAGATGCTGGAGATCAATGGGAAGCTAGACTAGATTTAGGTTTAGGAGTTTCTGCTGCCGGCGCAGGACTTAGAGTTGTCTATTCTTTAACTGACGAAAAGTTATATATCAAAACCTCTACAGGAGGTTGGGATAACCAAAACCAAACCACTCTCTCAGAGTTTAGTTTAATCTTATCTGCTACGACTTGGTATGTTGCCAAGATCACTTCTGCTAGAAATCCAGATACAAACACTAGAGATGTTAGTGTTCGCATAGAAACTACGGGTGGCACTCTCCTTGCTTTGTTAACTGCTTCTTTACCTGACACTCATGTGTATGGTAACTACTTAGGTTTAGCTTTAGATACTCCTAAGTTTGACATGGTGCCCGGCGCTGCCTATACTCCTAATATGGTAGCTATCACGAATATTCTCTTCGAGGCAGAAGTTCCAGATACTAGTACTCAAGTACTAGCTAATATGGTTTCAATTGATGTTGCCTTCTTAGGTGACAATAATGTTACAGCCTCCAGAGCTGAACTGCCTGGGTTTGAAAACCTTACTGTAGTTGTTCCTGATGATTTTGTATCTCCTGCCTCCTCTGATTACTTTACATTCGCCTCTGTAAGAGGAAGATGTTTCGTAGGTATTAGACGATTCTTTTCAGGAACCTTTCATCTTTATGAAGTAACTTGTGATTTAGATACTCTTGTATTTACTTTTGACGACATTACAGAGGAAGTGGCGGCTACCTTTGGAGAACTCTTTGAGTTTGATTCTGTTCTAGGAGTGGTAGGTTCTTATAACTATCTTATCCTTTACACCGCAGTTTCTACTCATTGGTCTTCTACTACAACTCCAACAGATTTTTCTGCTTCTTTAGTTAGTGGAGCAGGTTCAGAATATGTGGCGAATCTTAAGGGAGACATCACTTTTTGTAAACCTCATGTAGGTGGTTTCTTTATCTATACCACAGGTAATGTAATCTATTGTATCTACACAGGTAATGCGCGGTATCCCTGGAAATTTAGAGAGGTCTCAGAATCTTCTGGCTACTCGTATTCTCAGCAAGTATCAGGAGATACAAACTCTGAAACTCATAGAGGTATTTCTAACTCTAGAGCCATTCAAGGATTATCTCCTGATGGCGCCAGATTAGCAGCTTCTGAAGTATCTAATTTCCTTGAGCGTACTAAGGTGTGGGATACTTATGACTTCTCCACCAATACTTTTTCTGTAGTTCAAGAATCAGAACTCAGAACTCTGGTGGATATCAATGAGAAATATAGACTTTGGTTCTATCTTGATAGGTACATATTAGTTCCTTATGATCAAGAAAGTCCAGATGACGAAGGATCTACATGGAGAAATCGATATAGTAAGGTTCTAGTATTTGATACTCTTCTGCAAAGATACGGTAAATTATCTATTCCCCATCACACTATCTTAGCAAATTCAAAATCTATATATTTCTTTGATCATGAAACTGGTCAGAAGCATGTTCTGAATTTTGATATTCATTCGGAAGATCTTTCTCCTTCTTTCCAGTCTATTCTTCTTTTAGGTAAGTTCCAATTTGTTCGTGGAAACTTTCTCACACTGCAACAAGTAAGTATAGAATCCACACAAGATGAGGATTTGTTAACTAGAGAATTCACTGTAAGAGTATTCAGAACTTTAGATGGGAAAAATTTCTTAGCTTCGGTTCCTTTGGTACTTATTCCTTCTGAGTCTATTGGTACTCTAGCTACTTATAGATGTCGTGTTGCGGGCCAAAACTTTTCAATTGGTTTGCTTGGTAAGTTTGATGCAAATACTCTAGATATGCGATTCACTGTGGATGGTTCAAGATGAGTAATAATTCTACCTCTCCTTATGTTAATCCTTCTCTCAAAGATTTAGGTGAAGCCGCCGGCATTGGACAATTTTCAGGCGCCTCTAACTGGTCTGTAATGATCTCAGGTTTCCAATTTAATGGGGGTAAAGTATCTATTACTTCTCCTACTGGGGAATCTGCAGTTAGTTTTATGGCTCCTTATAACAAACAACTATTAGGAATTTTCATCCAAGAGATTCATACAACAGGAGGAGCTGCTGGAGTTGTTAAACTTAACTCCACGTCTCTTTCTGGTTTTACCTTAGTGAATGCTTCAGCAGGTAAAGAATATTATTGGTGGTCAATAGGAGTTTAATATGTCTAACTATTATCCAGATAAGCAACCATCCCAACACTTCACATGGGATGAAGCAGATGTGACTAACCATAGAGGCTTTGATAATAGGATCCCTGTAGATTTATTTCCTGTGATTATTAATACAGCCTCGCGCATGGAGAGTGTTAAATCCTCTTTAGATTTTAAGCCTATATTAATTAACTCTTGGTATAGATGTAGAGGATTAAATATTGCAGTTGGTTCTTCAGATAAATCTCAACATGCTAAGGGAGAAGCTGTAGATTTTATAGCTCCTAAGTTTGGTACTCCCAAACAAATTTGTGAAAGATTAGCCAAGTATGTTGAGACTTTAAAATTTGATCAACTTATTTATGAGCATACTTGGGTACATATTTCTTTCTTATCTAACCCCAATATCAAACCGCGTATGCAGGTGTTAACATTACTTCACAATAAAAAGTACGCACAAGGGATAACAGATAAATTTGGGGCACTATAGTGAGTACGAGTAACGAAGATTTAGCTATTCAAGTTGCGACTTTGAAATCTGAAATGAAGTCTGTTATTAAGACTTTAGAAAAACAAGATAATGTATTAGCTAGTCAAAGCATGGATATACGAAAACTTCTGGACTTAGCTAGTAAAGGATCTGGAGCTTTATGGGCTCTAATGGGAATTGCAACTCTCTTTGGGGCTGTGGTTTCTAATTTAAAAAGTATTATAGGTTTCTTAACTGGACCTTAATAAGTTAATTAGGAGTATATATTATGACTATTGGAGCTAATGGAAGTGGCGCAGCTACCGGTATTTCTGGCCAATTTGGTTGGTCACAACAATATGGTAATGTAAAACAACTTACGAATAAAAGTAAAAAGATTTCTCAAGAAGGTTACGATAAAATTATTTATGATATCTTATCCAGTGATCAAGGATTAGCAGCTCTATCTTCTGGAGAAAATGCTTCTGGAGGTTTTGGCTCTACTACTAAAGCACTAATGGCACAAGACATGACTGCTAAATTAGCAGGAGAATTGGCTCTTTTGCAGGCTGAGAATGTAGAATATTCAGATCAACGCACTGATATGGATAAAGATAGCCAAAATATTGGAGCAGGCGTTGGTACAGTTATCTGCACAGAGTTAGTTCGTCAAGGTAAGTTAGATAGAAATCTATATGAAGCAGGGCATGCTCATTTCTTATCTCTCAATCCTTTAATTGTTAGTGGTTACCAGTGGTGGGCTATTCCTATGGTAGCTCGGATGAAGAATAATGAAGTACTCTCCAATTTCTTTCTTCCCGTGGCTAAAGCTAGATATCAATATTTGGTATTACGTAAGACAAGCATTCTGGGTGTGGGTAGTGTTATTATCGGTCACCCTGTTTGTTTCCTCTTGGGTTTGCTTAGGGAAGTGATTACTTCTAAAGTGGAGAACTTAAATGGACGAGCCGTCTAAGAATACCCCTCAGGAAAATCAACAGCTTATTGTTGATACTGTAAAGAATTTATTAGTTAACTCTTCTCAAGTATATACTGCTACTGTAGAGAGTAATAAAGCGGCAGAAGGCATTCTTAAGGATGTAAGTACTTTACAAACTCAGAATGCCCAAGATGCTACGGTTATTTCTGCAACTGCAGGATTGGCTGCACTTAATTCTCAAGAAGCTACTTTAAGAGCTGCTAATGCTGCAGGTGTAAATCCGCTTGCTGGAATGGATGAGCTCTCTAAATTAATGACTTTACGGAGAGAGAAAGCTGCAGAGACAAGAAATCATCTTTCTGAATATAGAAAATTAAATGAGACTAGTTTCTGGAATTCTCCAGGAGATTGGATTGCGGCGCAGTTTGAAAAGATTCCTACAGCTAAAAAGTTAGAAGGGGCAGCTAAAGAGACTGCTGTTATTACTCAGCAACTTTCTGAAACTAATCAGTTAGTTCAAAGTGCTGCACAGACCTATAAAACTTTAGCTCCTTCTTTATCTGCCGCTTCTGTAGAATCTACTGCTAGGTTAACTGGTAATGCTTATCTCTTAAAAGCTAAAGAAGCACAGTTAGAAGGGATGAAGTATAATCTTGCCGGCGTACAAGCTGCAATGAATACTTCTAGAGAACAGCTAAATATTCTTTATGGGGTACAAAATCATAAAGAAGGCGAAATCAGATTACAAGCTACTCTTGATTCATTAAATGATCAGAAGTTAAATAGATCTTTTAATCAAAGAATGAAGGAAGAAAAAGAAGCTGCAGATAGAGATAAGGTAGATTTTGATGAGGCATTGTTAGAAAAGATTAATACAGGTAGAAGTATTTTAGGTCACTCAGCAATCACTGGACGTGAAGCCAAATATCAGCTCGAAAGATTCAAGGCGGGCGGCAGTGCTGAATTGCAGATGGCCTATGAAATTGGAGATAAGTCTAAAACATTAGGTATTCCAATGTTAGGAGCTACTCCTGCAGAAGCAGAAGCTGCATTGGCTGCTGCGAATACTGAAGTTTTAAACTCTAAAGCTGATGTATTAGATATCTTTAGACAGGCCCATGAAGCGTTAAATCAGAATCCTATGTTAGATAGGAAAGATAAAGCAGGCACAGCTAGAGCTTTTAACTCTGCAGTTAAAACTTTGGTCACGCAGCAATTTAGTTCTGTAGCTCCTAACTCAGGAAACATTTTTGATATTGGAGATTTGAAGAGTTTCTTAGGAGACGGGACTGCTGAGAATCCTGGCATCTCTGATCTTATGAGATTACCTATCGCACAGAAAATTCTTCTTCCTGCTATCCAAGCAAATCAACCTCTTAATGATCCTAAAATTGTATTAGGTCTTGCAACTGATGCTGTTAAGAAAGGCACCATAACTACTACCGAGTTCTACGGTTTAGCAGATATCTATAGAAAAGGTAATTTGTTAAACCAGCAACATAAGAATCTTTTAGGTATGGGAATTGTGTTACCTAAGAATGGTATGGGTTATAATGTTAGAACAGGAGCTGGGCAGCCTACTTTAGATCTTACAGATCCTACTATGTTAGGACAATATCTTTCTAGAGTGTTAGCTTATGATGCCTATGCAAATCAAGGTGTTGGAAATCTTATCTTAGATACTATCCGTAATCCTCTTAAGGGTAATCAGTTAACTCAAGAGAGTAGAAAACCTTATACACCTGGCCCTGGCTCTTTAAAGTAACTAGGTAAACTATGGCTGAACTTTCAAATATCATTACGGCGGCGGATGTTCATAATATTGGGAACACCCAAACTTCGTGGCTTAATCCTGTGGATTGGGAAACTAAGTTTGGTAACGCAGGTAAATTTGCTGTCACGTCTATACTTTCTGGGGCTAATAGTTTTTATAACACTGGCGCCCAGGTTGCTTCGTGGGCAGGATTTAATGTAGAGCAGCAAGATACTAATGCCTGGATTTCTGCAATTGATTCTGACTATGGAACTTACTATAGACAAAATAAAGAATCTGTAGATTTGGCTGGCTTTGTTTTAGGTTCTTTAATTCCTGGGTTAGGTGGAATTAAGGTTCTTCAAGCTGGGCAAATGGCTCTTAAAACTGCAAGAGCTACGGGATTCTTAGGTAGTAATTTATCCAGAGCTACTGGATTATTAGTTCCTGATGTTGCTAAGTATACTACTTTAGCTTCCCAACAAATTAATCAATCCACTGCTGCTGTTAAATTACTAAATGTTAATACAGCAAAAGCTATTGGTGCAGGTTTCTGGCAAAATACTTTAGAAGCTGCGGCTTTTGAAACTGCTGTTCAAGCTACGATGTTCAAGTCTCCTGTATTAGAGCAGCAAGATTTATCTGACATTGCAACTAACATTGCAGTTGGTGGAGTATTAGGTGGAGTTATTTCTGGAGCCTTCACTACTGCGGGGATTTTTGGTAAACTTAAGAAGGCTGTAAAATTAGAAGATGCAGCACAAAAACCTTTTGTTTCGCGCCCCCAATTTGCAGAAGCTACTTCTCCTTCAGATAGGATTGTCTCTTTAGCATACGACTCTGAAATGGCAGCGATGCCTGTAAAAGTTTTGAATGCTCAAGGAGATGAGATAGTTAATAACTATGCAGTAAATAAATCTTTATACGAAGATAAAGTTAGAAAAAATAGTAATGATATCAGAACTGCTATTCATACCTTGAGTGGCGGAGATACTGAACTCGCTAATATTTTAGCTAACGCCTCGCATGGAACTTCTGCACAACAATACTTTGAAAACTTCTCTGGAGCTAGTAGTGTTGTTAGAGCCTTTGAAAAATCTAAAGAAGAAGTAGCTTTCACAAAGGCAATGGAAAAAGGAGAGATTCCTGCAACTACTCCTGCTGCCAGATGGGTACAAAATATTGGTGAAACTCCTGGGGCTACTTTTACAGATGCTCCCTTACTTCCTTCTCTTGGTGATTTATTCAGAGGGAAGAAAGCTGTTCTTGGGAAGGTCTATGAATATGGCTTCTCTCCATCTAAGCAATGGAACGCTTTAGAATTAACGGGCCCGAAGGCTCATTTAGAAGCGGAAGCTAGATATATTTGGGCCGCCCAAGATAGTACTAAATTAGCTAAAGATCAAGTTATTAATAGATACGATATTCCTCTCTTAGAGAAAGCACATAAAGAAGGTAGATTGGATATCAAGATCCAAGACCCTGCCAATCCTGTTGATATTCTATCTCCTGCATCTGCCAAAGAATTTTGGGATACTATTAAAGAATCTAAAGAGTTTGTAGCTAACAGACTTTTAGAAGACTTTTCTTTAAAGAAGGGTGCGCATATTCCTATTGAACAAGGAACTGCAGGGGCCGCGAAGATTGTTAATGTTAAACAGTCCAGATTGGAAGGCACTGTATCTAATGATGAGTACTCAGATTTCTTAGCTCATCAAAATATTGCTGCGAAATATACAGAAGATCTTAGAGCTAAAGGATTAACAGAGAGTGGCTCAGAAAATATTGATCCTTTGTATTTACCTAAGTATGCTAAAGTAGTCTATAATGTATCTGAGGATGTGTCTAAAACTACGGAGAGCGTAGCAGATGCAATTGTGTTTTATAAAGAGAAGCAAAGATTATATGTAGACTCCGCAAAGATGGTAGCTTCCAAAGTTTTAGGTAAGCGTGCCGAATCTCTCTTAGATATTTCAGATACCGCATTATGGCAATCATCTAGAACTGGTTCTGGAGCTGGATTATTTAGCTTTCAAAATGGTAACTATGGATCATTAGATTCGAGTATGGCTTTTATTGGGTCAATCACTCAAGCTGCCAAACAAGATTTAAGAAAGAAAGTTACTGATGCTTTAGAGTCTCCCTTAGTTCGCTTAGCTGGAAAGCAAGAAGCAGCTATTGAATTTGAAGCAATTAATCAACAAGTGTCTAGATCTACTAAACAGTGGAAGTATGACTCTGAAAGAGGTGCTTTAATTTCTGTGGAGAAGAATGCAGATATTGATCCAGACATTATTCCTATCTCTAACTTAGAGACCCGTGACGCCATTCAAGCTCATATTGAACAAGCTGGCCAACGCACAGATTCAATGAGAGAAATTAGATCTGCACAGGGACATACAGATTTTAAGAATGGAGATGTATTTAGACCTATTAGACCAAATCCTAAAGACTATCCACATTTTGCTTTTGTGGTAGATCCTCAGGTTACTGGCACTGGGCACATGACTATGTTACATGCGGCCTCTGAAAAAGAATTGGCTGCACTTATTGACAACGTGCCTGAAAGATATAAGGTACACACCAAAACTGATGTCGAGGAATTTAAGAAGGCGCGCGGGGAATATGAATTCCAACGCACTCTTCATGAAAACTATATCAATTCAGATTTAGCCTCTAAGGGTATCTACTCTAATTTCTTTCCTAAGACAGATCCGCAAAAGATTGTTGATGATATCTTACAACAACACTATAGAGAATCTGATACTTTAATTTCTGAAACAATTAGATTGAGATATGAACCTCAGTTTAATTACCTAGAAGATTTAGGTAGAACTTATGGTAAAGCAGACACATCTAGATTTGCTTCAAGAAGTGAAATCTTAGAGAAGACTTCTGATAATCCTTATTTCAATTACATCAAAACTGCCTTGGACATTTCCAAGACTTCAGAACATTCTTTAATTTATGGAGCTAACAAGCTTTTAGATGAGAGTGTTTCTAAAGCTGTGGGGGCAATTAAGCAAGCATTTAATGGAGTTAAAACTCCTGGAGAGTTAGATAAGATTAATGCTATGTTAGATGAGTATGGGATGAAACCTGCTTATCACGATGCTGCATTAGATCTCTTAGCTAACCACTCTGCACCTAAAGGTGAACTCACTAAGTTTGTGAGAAAAGCAAATGCATTACTCTCTCAGTTTACTTTAGGTCTTGACCCTCTTAACGCAGTTAATAATGCTATTGGTTCTAACATTCTTAGAATGACTGAACTTAGACATCTCACCAAAGCAATTGAAAATGGTGATTCTGAAATAGCTGGGGAACTTTCTAGAATCGCTAAGGTTAAAATGCCTGGGGTGAATGAGGAAATGTTTGCGCCCACGAAATTAGTTTATAACGCTATAAATAACTTCTGGAAAGACGAAGGAGCCCTTCTTACTAAATACAAAGACCTTGGGTTTATTAGAGATAGAGTTGAACAATTAAAGCTTTTGGTTGATGACTTTACCCTCAAAGGTACAGAGAGTGTTGTAGAGCTAGACAAGAGAATTAATTCAGGATTCGCGAGAGCTAAACAACTTGCCTCAGATTTAGGAGAGAAAGGCGAGAAACTATCTGGTAATAAATTAGCTGAAGAATTTAATCGTTTCATCTCTGCAAATGTAATGGATCAAATTACAGAGATTGCTAAGAAGAAAGGATTAATGAGTGAAGCAGAATCCCAAACTTATATCAACACCTTTGTCAACAGAGTCGAAGGAAACATCCTTGCTTCCCAACGACCTCTTATTTTCCAAGGGCCTATTGGACAAGCAATTGGTTTATTCCAATCTTATCAATTCAACTTGCTCCAACAACTCTTTCGATATTCTGCAGAAGGTAGTAAAAAAGACCTGGCTACCCTTTTAGGATTACAGTCCACTCTCTATGGTTTACAATCCTTACCTGCATTTCAGTTTGTAAATACACACATTCTCGGACAACTAAGTGGAAACAAAGAACATAGAGACGCATATGATGCAGTGTATGGAACTATAGGTAAGACGGCGGGGGATTGGGTATTATATGGAGTGCCCTCTAATATTCTTAAAGCTAATATCTATTCAAGAGGTGATATCAATCCTAGACAGATTACTGTTCTACCCACCTCTATGCAAGAGACTCCTCTAGTAGCCGGCTGGGGTAAGTTTCTTTCTAACATGTATGATACTTCTAAGAAGATTGCAGGAGGCGGAAATGTATGGGAATCTTTGAAGCAAGGATTAGAACACAACGGAGTATCTAGACCTCTTGCTGGGTTTGCACAAGTCCTTCAAGCTGCAGATGGTGGTCAAGTTTATTCTACTTCTAATAAAGGATCAATCTTATTTTCTAACGATCTCATGTCTTGGTCATCTCTTGTAAGATTAGCAGGTGGCCGCCCCTTAGATGAGGCAATTACTAATGACGCACTCTACAGAGTTAAAACCTACGAAGCCGCAAGAAGACAACAAATGCAAGGATTGTCAGAGACAGTTAAATCCAGTCTCATCCAAGATGCTTCAGCTTCAGAAGAACAAGTCCTTAATTTTGCTAAAAGATATGCTGAACTTGGGGGCAAGCAGGCAGGATTTAACAGATGGATGATGGATATGTATAGGTCAGCTAATGTTCCTCAATCGCAACAGTTGGAGAGTTCTTTGAAGAATCCTTTTAGTTATAAGATGCAACTTTTAATGGGTGGGCAAGATGAGTAAATTTCTTGAAGTGATTAAACATTCCTTACCTACTATTGCTACAGCTTTTGGTGGGCCTCTTGCAGGTTTAGCTGCGGGCTTTGTGGCAGATAAGCTAGGAGTGTCGGATAAAACAGTGGCTAATATTTCAGAGGTCCTAACTAAGGCAACTACTGATCCGTCCACTATGCTGGAACTTAAAAGGATTGACACAGATCTTCAAAAGTTCTTTGCTAATTTAGATGTGGATCTTGAGAAAGTCCACGCCGCAGATAGAGACTCAGCTAGAAATAGGGAGATACTATCTAAAGATAGTACCCCAAAGATCTTAGCCTATGTTATTACTACAGGATTCTTTGGTACTCTTTTATGGACTCTCATTTACGGATTCCCTCAAGATAGTCAAGAAGTAGTTATCTATATGTTAGGATCCCTAAGTACCGCATGGACTGGGATTATGGCATATTACTATGGCTCTACTAAGGGCAGTGCAGATAAAACTAATCTTTTGGCCTCTAGTTTAAAAGGAAAGTAAGATGTCACAAATTCAAGAAATCTCAATTAATCCTCCTGCACAAGGAGCGGGTGGGAAAGTTACTTTAGCTGCCGCTACTGTTGGTAGATTACAGGTCACTCAAGATGGGTTCTATACTTTATCTTTTAGTGCTGTAACTTTTTTGTGCAGAGGAACTGTAACTACTACTCCTGTGGTGGATGTGGATCATTACATGGCAGCAGGTCAACAATATAGAGTTGGGCCTTTGAAATCTGGAGAGTATCTTTGCTTTATCTCTACTCCTGGTGGAGATGTTTGGTATACTAAAGGGAGCTAAGTTATGAGACCACTTCCATTGAAAGGTATAGGATTAGTTTCAGGAAGTACAGTAGAGAGAGAATTTGCTACTTTTAGTTTTAGCTCTCGTCCAGGATATACAGACGCAGATACTAGATTAACAAGTATTCGAGAAGGTCAGGATGCTGATGGTTTTGGCCATTGTTCTATTGATGGTCAAGCATCCTTACCAGAATATGCGCACGCTCTATTAAAATTCATGAGCTTTCCAGGGATTCCTGCTGGCTTTACTGTCACAGACGTGAGAGTGAAATTAGTGTACTCTAGAAATTTAGGTGTACAATTTGGTTTCCCTGGCATGTATATTGAATTTAATAGAGTGCTACAATCTTGGAGAGCTGCACAAGAAAGCTTAGGTTTTGGCACTAGAGCTACCTGGGCTAATAGAGGAGTAATTACTCCCCCAGATCCTCCCAGTGCCTGGAATACTCCTGGACTTTTGAGTAATACAGATTGTTTAGCAACTCCTAGTTCTAGCGTACTCTTACCTACAGGAGGAGTGGTTGGAACCGAGTTTACATTTACAGGGGCAGGATTTGCAGCGGATGTACAAACTTGGTTAGATGACTCTAATAGCAGAAATGGCTGGAGAATTAAAGTACCTACTGATAGATTTACTCATGAACAATATATAGGCTTTGCAGCAGAAGAAGCTACAGCAGATTTAGAACCAGATTTAGGAGTTAATGCTCCTAATTGTAGACCTCTTATAGAAATAGACGGGCTACTTCCAGCATAAATTTTTAAGGGAGTAATTATAATGGCTATAGCTAGAAAAGATCTTCCTGGAATGACACTAGCTGATGTTAATTCTGCAATAGCTTCAGCTATGGGTACTCAAAGTTCTGTAATGTCAACAGCTATGAGTACCTAATGGACTAATACTTTAACTGCTATCTCTAATGCAATAACTTCTTATAATAGTACAATAGAAGGAAAGTTAGTTAGGTGGGCACAAAATTTAACTACAAACTCTTCTGGAGTATATACTACTTCTATTCCAGAAGCTGGCTGTATTTATGCAGTAACTCCTAGAAGTGCTGGAGAGTGGTCACATACTTTAACTATTTCAGGTTCCACACTTACTGTAGCTTTTAGACGCTTTAAAACTTCTGGATTGGGTATTACTTTAGGAACACTATTAAGTGTGAGTGTGTTTGAAGATTCTACAGGAGTCGTAATTTTTGATCTTATCGCAGTTAAAGCAGTAGCTAAATAATTTGAAGGGAGAATAAAATGAATATTGTAGAAATTTCATTGGTGCCGGCAACTCCAGGAAGTTCGCGCCTACAAACTTTAGTTGCCAACACTTCAGCTAATTCGTTATTATCTTTTAATACAGAAGCTAAGATTATAGTCACGCCAGAAAATGATACCTATTTCAGAATGACTAAAACTACGGATAACTCAGCTTGCACTAATGATGGAACAGATCAATTATTACTAGCCAGGAATACTTATAGAATACATCCCATACCCGCTGGTTATAGGTTAGTTTATAATTGTCCTTCTGGTGGTAGGTTATGGGAAACACCAGAAGCGTAGACGAAGAAAAACCCCCACCTTAGAAATTACTCTAAGAAGTGGGGGTTTATTTTTACCTAAATTTTAATGAAGACTCTGAGAATTAATTACTAGAGTTCTCTTAGCAATTAACTTCTCTGTCATCTTAGTGCACAGTTCTAATACGTCTTCCTGTGTATAAGTACCATCCAGAACAATTCCACAATACGCCGCAATCTCACAGATATGAATATAAATATCTGTACTCTCTTGAGCTACTAGAATTACTTGAAGATCTGGATGATGAGTAATCTCTCTTCGTAATTCAATTAGTGCAGGATCAAAGTATTGATAGTGCATAGATACTCCATAAATTTAACCTAAAGGAGTTAGTGGTTTAGAGTATTTTCCACACTGCGATATTTCCGTTAGTACCTTCTGGAGTGAGAGTAAATCCAGAAGCATTTCTATGTCCTCCTCCCCCATATGCTTTTGCGATCTTAGATACGTCGTAATCTCCGTTAGATCTAATACTAAATTTGACCTTACCTTCTGAATCAGAGAAGTAAGTGGCGCCAAAAGTGCCTGATTGTTTTGCGAGTAAGTTTCCAACTTCTGAAGCGAATTGGTAATTACAGTTTGCTGCGAGGCCGAGATGCGTATTTCCATCTTCATCCTTTAATTGAATATCTCTAGCTAGAGGAATGATTTCTCCACAGATCTTTTCATGCTGGGTGAGAAGAGAAGCTCCACTCCATCTAACCTCTTCCCAGGCGTAAGATAGTTGATGATCTAAACTAGAGTACGCATCAAAGGTTTGAGTACGAATAGCAACTACTGCATTGATTTCTTTGGAGTAAGGAAGTTTGAATGTCCAGATATCTCGATCTGCAATGTATTGAATGAGTTTAGGAGTTGGTACCTTAGGTTCTTTTACAAAGTATTCCCAAGTCAGAAGACATCCTGCCTTCGACATATCAAAGTTAATCTCTAGGTTAGCGGGCTTATCTTCCCAATTTTCTAGAGCTTCTTTTGCAGTTTTGTGGTGGTCAATAAGAACTACCTTATTAGCCCACTTGCAAAGTTTCTCAAGCTCAGCTCTAGGATAAGAGAAGTCTAGAATATAGACATCCCAACCTACAACTTTGGCTGCGCCCTCAATACGATTATCTCCATAAGAATTTGATAGATACTCTACTTCTGTATATTCCTTTTCCTTAAGCAAATGAAATGCCCAAGCAGAAGCAAAACCATCATTACAATTTGCATGATAAATAACTACTGCATTAGTAGCTTTATTTTGTGTGGTGCTAGTTTGATTCATAGATAGTTCCTTTCTCGGTTAAAGTAATCTTACGCTCTTTAGCTTTCTTAGCTCGCCATCTTTTGTTATACTCAGCAGAGGTTAGTGGTTTAGGTTTAGGTTTGTCAAATTCTTTATAACCCCAAGCCCACACTGCTGACCAATTACCTCTCTCACCAGTTCTTCTCCAGTCTGCAATATAAACACAGTTAGGTGCTCTATGAAAAAGGGCTAACCATTTACTCACTGTAGAGTTGGTTAGCCCAGTTATTTCTATTAGCTCTGTCTGTGTTAATTGTTTATCAGATAGAGAAGTACAAATAAGTTTTAAGATGGCGGCGTTAGCAAAAGTATTAGGCTTCCTTTGGATCTGCGGATTCATTTACCTTATCCGCCCGCGCATTAGCTTTCTCGTCAGAGTATTCCAAACCGGCATACCTGATACTAAGCTTGTCTGCATTCTTATCATCAATCTCTTGGTCAGTGATATCGTAAAGATTTTGAACCTTACGAATATAGAACTTCAAGTCACCAAGTTCTTCAACAATATTCTTGCGGTCAGGTTCACGATTATAAACTACTTCTTTCTTAATAGCATCTGCAAGTTCACCAGCCTCTCCGCAGATTCCAAGTGCCGCATGCATTCTCTCTTCTGCGGGCGAACCTTTCTTAAAAAGTTTCTCTACGAAGACATCATAACGAATAGTTTCTGCATGTTCTTGTTTATTTTTAATCGTAACAAAATGATGGGTAGGTGCGAAATTAGAGTAGCTAGTGGTAGTAGGGGAATTCATCGTTTCATTCCTAATTCTTCGGGGGTTAATAAAGAAAAGTCAATTAAACTACTATCAACCAATTCGATAGCAGCTCTCTTAGGTAAGTACCCAAGATCTTCAACATACTGAATCTTCTCAGCTTGAGTTAGGTTAGTGAGAAGATCAGCAAGGTTAGTAGGTTTATCTAAGTCAGAAGATACTTTCTTCCAAATAGATTTGAAATTAATTGGTATATCATTATTATTCTCAATTATCTGTATAATCTTGTGAGTGATATCTGAGTTTCTTGCCTTACCAAATTCACCTAAGGCCTTAGGCATAAAATACTCTGCGTGAGTTAACATAGTATTCGCATAGATAACATCTTGTTCTTCTATCTTGGTGGATAATCTAGAGGCAGAAACTATTAGAATTAACTTTAACAGGTGTGCAAATCGTCTATTACTATAGTTAGAGAATCTCGGATCTGGGACTGGGTTCCATGACTTATAAATTTTATCGATAAGGTCATGCACAGCTTTTGAATAAGTAGCTCTTCCAATAACTTTAGATCTAATTTCTTGAAAGTGGCGAAGTAAATAATTAGTGGCTTCCTCTGCCGGCTCTTCTGGGAATGTAACCTTTTCTCTAACAGTGTCACAGTACACGAATAATAGCCGTGAGAAAAATCCTTGACCAATAGCTTCAGGTGGAAATGCTGCGTTAAATCCTGTTTGGGTATTTCCTGATAGGATAGATATGATAGGATCTGGAATAGCATCCGACTTAGAGTTCTTGAGTTCGTTAACATATACTCCTTCATGGTCCCATAGTTCTCCAAGAAGAGAAATGAATTCTAGATTACCTGTACCTAAAAAATTATTGAATTCATCTGAAAAGATGGCACATTCAATAGGGCCCTTAGATTCTATATCCGAGCCGCCAAATATGTTTTGCTCTAGAAAATCTGCTGCTGTATCTGGTGCAACTTGTTCTGCTAACTTAGCTAGGAACTTTTCTTTAGAAGTTTTGTTAGGTGCAAAATGATTAAAGTTTGCTTGAATTAATAATTTTTTAACTAGTTTAATTGCGGAGGATTTCTTAGTTCCTGGTTCCCCAATTAACATGCAATACATGTTTGGATTAATTCTAAAGTGGCCGTGCTTAAAGTAATAATTTTTAGACAGCAAAGCACCTATACCGCTCATAACACTCCATCTAGAGAATGTATTAGGAACTTCTGTTCCGGCGTTATAGTTGATATATGAGGAAATGAAATCCTCCATACTGGCCCCTAGATTTGGGAATTACTTATTAGCTCTCTGGCCTTCAGATTCTATATCTTTGTTCTTATCATATGAAGATTCTGTAGGTGTCATCTTAGATTGGGCATGATAGTTCTGCAGAATTTTTCCATGGGTAATCTTATCTGCGAAGACTTTAAGTTCTGGAGAAGCAGTATCCCAACAATTAAATGCTCGATTAACCATTTCTTTAAAACCTTCAACATCTTCTTGCTCCACAATAATAGAAAAACCCACAGGTTCTCCTGAGTTATTACGTAGGGTGATGATATCAATACTCATAATTTTCTCCAGGAACTTCTGCAATCTTGTCCCATAAACTAAAACTAAAGCTGATTCCAAATTTACCAATATCTAATTCAAAGACATAAGTAGCTCCTAAATAAATTACATCAGCTTCATCTTTGGTTACTAGCTTACTAGTAGTAGTCTTGTACTTTTGAAAATTTATTCTCATATCCTGTTACTCCGTCTCTGACCAATATTTTGCCGGTTTACCTGCTTTGCCATTTTTAAGGGCGGCAGGGACTGTGAAAGTTCTGTATTCTCCAGATACATCTGTGAGAGTAACAGGAATTTCCATACATTTGCGCACCATCTCGCTGAGATATTCATGTCCTTCTCTGTAGCAATGAAGGATTGAGTCGTGAATCTGGGCATTTAATCTAAAGTTCTTAGCATGAGGTAGTGCTACTTCATAAAACACACTCATGAATGCTTCGTCAAGAGTTCTTGCATTGAGTGATTGAGGGCAATGAGCGACGTATGAGTTGAGATCAAGTTTGTTCTTATCTGGTCTTCCAAAACAATATCTTGTCCAATCACCTTCTCGTATATACTCTGTAGCTCTATAATTTTCGAGGTTGTATCTCGTATGATGGAACGCACGACTTGTAAGTCTATTAGTAGTTCCCACCTCGTTGACGACTGAGACATAGTAAGCCCCCTTAATCTTAGTGTAAGTCTTATGAAAGACATCCAAAAGGTGTTGAGCAATTTGTTTAGGATCAGAGTAAGGAAGTTTAAGGAGAACCTTAGCTTCCCAGATCTTATCCAAACCCATGGTATCAATTAATACGAGGGCTCCCATGTTATAGTTTGCACCGTGGTTAACTCTCTTGGCCAAATCACGGAGCTTTTTGTTAATAGTTTTACGGGTATCTTGATTATAAATTTCAGTGTAGGGCACCCCAAAAAACGCTGAAGCGTTGACTGAATGGAAATCTCTTTCCCCTGATACAGCGGCAATAAGATTTGTATCTCCTGCAATATTTGCTGTATCTCGTGATTCGGCTTGTTCCAAGTCACATTCTGCAATATAAAATCCGTCAGGTGCTCTAACCGTCTGTTTAACTTCGGGGCCATCTCTAGTGGGAGCATTTTGGATGTTTGCTCCGCACCAAAAATGATGCTCACCTGAAGAGTTTCTTCCTGTATCAGTTCCGTGTGGATTGAGTGTATAAAGCCAGAAGCTCTTATATTCTTTAGCACCTCCTTCCCCATCAGCTTTCCCGTCTGATTCAAGTCGTAAGTAGGTACCACAGAGCTTTCTCCATCCACGAATATCTAAGATTTTAGAGAGAAGAAAGTTATTAAGAGGATGCCGCAACATCGCTTTTTTAAGAAACACTTCACCTGTACTTTCGATATCCTTATTACCTAGAACATGTACAAGTTTAAGAACCTGTTGCCACGATCCAGGGTTAAAATAAGGAACTCCAATACACTTTCTAAGAGTAGCTAATGCAGGAGCTTCTTTACTTTCAATCTCTTTTCTAGTAGATTCCAGAACCTTTTGATCTCTAATGAGACCAGTCATCTCAGCTAAGAGAGAAGGATAATTGAGTCGAAACTTTAGTTCGTAGTTTCTCTTAGCCCAATCAGGCATCTGCAACATTTGTTGAATCCAAACATTAGCAGTAGCCCAGGTATCAATGGCATTATATTTATAATACTCCATTAGATCCTTAGTCTCGGCCAAATCTTTCCAATAAATAACATCTCTAAGGAAGAAAGAATTCTGGAATGCCAAGTCTTTAGGAAGTTCTGCGTACCATGCATGCATAGCATTGGCAGTATCCCAAAACCAATGAGTTGGCATTGCATTGTATCTGAGAAGATATGAGTTATCATACTTCCCATTTTGAAAAATCTTTTGTATGGGAAGAGTATTAAACTTCCGCATCCAGGCAAGTGCCCAGATAGAATCTATAGGGAGAACAATACTTTTGGTAGTGATAACACCAGAAGGAGAAATAAAAATGCCAGTATATCCAATGCAGCGGATAGCTAGATTGCGGCGAAAAGTTTCAATATCACAAGCTATAGCAAAAGCACCGCGAAAAATAGAATAATAGCTTTCTACATTTGAAACTGTGAGTAATTCCCAATGAAACGCCGTAGCATCTGGCCATGAATTTTTAGCTACTACTTTGGAGATATGTCTTGCTGCGATGAATTTACCATACGAGACTGTAAAGAGCTGTTTGAGTGGAGCAATGAATACAATTTCAAGGTTGCCATGTTTGAAGAGCGAGCCCGCATAATCAGCGATCTTGGAAACCTTGCGTTCATTTCCTCGTAACTCAATAAGTTTGTTGAGAATGTGGACATTTGTTGATACAACGGAAGTAATTTTTCTTGCGGCACAGTACATCTCCAAGTGAGAAAGTAACTCTATTTTATCTGTAAGAATAAAAGTATTCTTACCATTGAACATTCCCTTAAGATGGGGAACATATTCTTTATCTTCGAAGGTTCCTAGGAAGAGTGCGTTATCTCCCCCTCCTACAGTTTTCTGTCCATGATTAGCTTCAATCAAACCTACTTTTCCCTGGGTAGAAGAGAGAGTAGAAGAAGCTTTCATAACCTCCTTCATCTTTGCAAGAAGTTCTGCTACAGATTTTTGTGTCATAACTTAGAAGCTAAATGTATGGTGCCTGAGACGGGACTCGAACCCGTATAACTTTCGTCGGCAGATTTTAAGTCTGCTGTGTCTACCTATTTCACCACCCAGGCAGTGGTCTCTCCAGAGAGAATCGAACTCCCAACCTATTGCTTAGAAGGCAATTGCTCTATCCAGTTGAGCTATGGAGAGATATAAAGATAAGATAATTAAAGCCCTCTAGATCTTTTGAATCAGGAGGGCTATGGATTATCTAACCTTGTAGATTAGGGAACCATGAATTCGACAATGCTAAGATACTTAGCAGTCTTATCCTTGTTCTCACGAATGTTAGTAGCAACCAGACATTCAAGATTTTGCAGATCAACAAGCAATTCCGAATTCTTCTTAGCACCAAACTTAAGTGCCACAGCAGTGAGAATCTTCTTCAACATACCTTGACCAAATTCATTGTCAAGTTGCAGCAGAACATTAGCTTCAGCACCAGCTTCAGGAGGAGTATCTTCAGAGTTAGAGAGTTCAACAACTTCCACCAGCTTGAGTTTGATTTCAAGACACGGCTTATTGTTAACCTTCTTTTGTTCTGAAGTAACAGTAACCTTATGAACACCTGCCGGGAAGGGCTTAAATTCTGGCAGATCCTTCAGATCATCCAAAGTACCTTCGAGAAGTGCGTCGAGATTAAATTCTTGAGTCATGATGTTTCCTTTGAAATATATGCAAATAAAGATAGATTAGAATATTCTTCAGAGAGAATTATAAGTGAGTAATTTATCTACTGCTTCATGTAAGTGCTCCAGTGTTGAAGAGTTATGAATAGAGTATTCAGAAGTGCTAAGTGTTTTAATACCGGCTTCTGAAATGTGAGACTGGATTCCGATATTACCATCAGCGCCCGGCCTTGTCAAGTGAATCATGAGTCCACCATTATTGATGATGAAATCATATTCATTCTGAAATCTTACATCAGGAATAACTACTGTATCGTGAGAGTAAAAATCTTCGCTGAAGGTGCCATCTGCAAACTCATGTTTGATATTGTTATTCAAGTAACCAAACATGCGCTTCAACCAGAAATCTCCCTGTGCCATTTTAAGAAGTGCTACAGCTATTAGATCTCTATAAACTTCTGAACCTACAAACTGGGCAATTTGTCTGGGAGTTACGCCCCAGAATTCATTGAGAATTTCTTTCTTGTCTTGATTAAAGAAGTCATCAAGAGGAATACCAAAGGCGGCGGCACAACTATTTTTAAGAGGCTCTGCAAAAGAAGCCTTCCATGTATTATCTTGTTTGGAGATAATGTAATCTGCTACAGTATCTTTTCCTGCGCCCGCGTATCCTCGAATACCGATAAGTTTAACACCACTAGTTAACATGTAAGGATAAATAAGTAAGTCATAAGGAAAAGTTGAAGTATCTTGAGTAGTTTGAGTCATATAGAATCCTTACTTCTTTGCCGCGTTCATCATGGCCGCCAAACTTTTAGTTGCATTAGTAGCAGGAGTGTTTTGATTAACTATACTTTGAGGCTTAACTTCTCCTTTGAAAATTGGAATAAGGGAGGCCTCACCAGGACTATTTTCGAGGACGGCTCCAGACCTGGAACCCGTAAGAATGTTTCCATTATACAAGGTGGAGGAAGCTGCGACGTGCTTTTTATTCTTAACTTCACAGTATACAACTTCATCAAAATACTTAGCCGTATTTCTAGAAAAGTTACGGGTGCCAGCAGTTGGTACGAGTTTTTGTTTACCGTCCTCCATTTCCACTTCTGTTTCGTGGGAGATACAAACGACATGGTAACCAGCTTGTTGAACATGAGATAGAAATGTGTCCATGAGTTTGCCAAGATTTCCCCAATCATCATACTCTAACTTGTAATCATCAGGTTTACCCTTTGTGATATGAGCAATAGCTGAGTTAGTTAGCTGAGTTAAGGAATCAAAAACAACAATGGTATCTAAGCCAAGGGTATTAAATTCAACCTCAATCCATGTTGCCTCCGGATTTTTAACACACTGCACACAACCGATAACTCCGTGGGAATCACATAACTTGTACTTTGTGCCACGGACAATCTTAAGGCAAGTCTGGATGCCAATTGGATAGCTTCGAGTATCTGGGAGGGAGATAACTTCAATTCGTTCTTGAAATTCTTTTGGCAACTTGAGCAATGTATCAACACCATTTTCCAAGTCCACCCAGATAAGATTAAACTCTTCAGAAAGTTTCCCAGCTAGCTCAGTTTTACCAGACTTCGGGGGTCCGAATAGAAGAACTCTACGGGACTTATGTGCAATCTTTTGTGAGAGTTTCATGATTTAAGATCCTTAAGCACCCAAGCGATTTGTGGTTTAGGTAGGGAACTAATAACTTTATACAAGTCGTTTCTAGGAAACCTTTTTCTCAAATGAATACCAAGACCCCACAAAGTATTGATAACTGCCACTTGGCGGTATGCCATAATAGCTCGTACAGGATGATATTTCTTAATAGCTACGCTAGTGTTAGTGCTCATGATTAACCTTCTCCTTCTTCTTCCATATCAGCCATGTCATCTGCGTCAATGATATCAAATTCTTCCCCATCAACACTAGCTTTTTGGTGTTGAGGAAACAGAACAATTCCATTATACTTATTCTTTAGTTCCAGAATTTTATCTGAATCATTAGATCCATATACAGTACCTTGCTCATGCTCTACAAAGTACATAGAAAAACGTTTAGCCATGTTAGAATTCCTCTACCTTTCTAAGTTGTGCTTCAAGAAGATCAGTGAGTGAAAGATTAATCTGATACTCTGTCTTATCTTCTTCCTGAGGAGTACATTTATTTGTTAGATATTCTGTACTCAAATTACAAGATTGCAAGTATTCACAATCTCTACCAAAAGATATACAAGATTCTCCATGCATTGGATAAACTTCAGCTTCTTCATAAAGCTTAATCATCTCAACATCTAGAAGGAGTTCTCTAATCCAAAGTGCTCGCTGAAGATATGTTTTAGTAAAAGGAATGGTTAGATATTCTCTTTGTCCTGTTTGATAGATTAGGTACAGAACTTCATAAGAAGATAGATTTGGGTACAAAACATCAAGCACAATAGAATAGCCAATAGCTTGAGCAGAGTTTTTGTATGTAGCAGGGTTGATCGTAACTGAGCCAGTAGTTTTGCATTCCAGGACAACAATTTTTCCTGTGATTTTGTGTCGTAATACTGCATCAACAAAACCGCGAAGACGGAACCCGTCAGGCAAATTGATACAAAAAGAAAGCTCTGTAGCAGGCTTGCCATCATAATAGACCAGTTCATAATCTTCTAAAAATCCTGCCTTTCTAAGAGAAATAAAATTCTGAATCGCTATAACAGCAGACCAGAATGATTTCTTTGCCTTTGCATCTGAGTTCATTAGGTCAGTATGCCAGCCCATAAACATAGCAAAGATTACTTTATCTTCATCCCAGCCTTCTAGGACTTTTTGAATTGCATCGCCGACAACATGGCCAAAGCTGAAGGTGATGGTTGTTTTAATTGCTTCTTCTGTTCTGTGGGAGGAGCGGAGTTTGTAGAGTTGGAACTTACGCGGGCATGAATGTAAGGAGAGGAGCGAGGAATATGATAATTGGCGAACCCTGTAATCAATCTCTCCTTCATATCCTTCCTCTTTCCAAGCTTCTCCTTGAATAGTTTCTGGCAAGCTAATGGATAATCCATTGATAGGATCATTGAACTCAACTGCCACAGTTGGTAATAGTGAGTCGATATCGAAGATGTTGGGAGGCATGAAACTATTTCCTCTATTAGTGGAGAGTAAACTTCTCTAGAATTATTGTCTCCAGAAGGTAAATTAAAGGCTTCTCTAAAAAGCTTATAGTCCGGATACACTAATTTATTAGTGAGCCAGACTATAATTATACACTCTTGAAGATTAAATTGTAAAGAAGAATCTACCTTGTTGGAGGATACTTGAAGTATTGATTGATCTGAGTCCATTTTGCTAGGATGAATTTGATATTCAGATCGAGAGTTCTAAGTTTAAATGGAGGGTTGCTCATTAATTATCTCCCCAATCTTCATCATCACCATCAGAGAAAAAGATAGCAGCAATAATAAGTACAAGAAGGAGAATCAACATAAGGCCATAAAATCTTTCCATAGTAGGCTCCTTAATTAAAAAGCATCGGCGCCGAGGGATTTAATCTTAGCGTTCACAGATTTGGCAACACTAGGAGATTTAGTAGCTGTAGCTGCAAACTCAATACCTGTTTGAATTTTCAACCCCTCTACAATAACAGCAATCTCTTCCTCAGCAAGTAGCGTAACATTTTCAGGTTGTTCGCGCAATGCGTTATGTACTTCTCTAAGAAGCATAGGCATCATAGGATCACGAGCTAGAAGTTTTGTCTTAAGTTCTTCTACTTTATTCTTAAGTTCTTGACCATCTAGGTTTGGAAGATTAGTGCTCATTGTGACCTCCACTATTTTTCTCCGCTTGTACTCTTTCAAGCAGAGTAGAGAAGGCAAAAATCTTTTCGTGAATAGCGGCTATCTCATACATCAACATACCAACAAGCATTCCAGAAGGCATATTAAGTTCTGAAGCCTCATTAAGAATATCTCGAAGTTTCTTTTGAATCTTCAAAGCATCTGCTGAGGAGAAACTAATAACTGTAGGAATTTCCATCTTAGGTGTGGGAGTATTCATATTAGTTCAAACCTTTCTCTTTAATAATCCAGTCTTGCACAGAAATCATATCAGCATCCTCTCCAGATTCTAGGTTCTCTGGTGTAGTTCTATGAATCTTATTAATCTGAGAGAGAGGAAACCAAATTCGCCTCTTAGTTTCTAGAGGAGTCTCATTAACATACTTAACCTCAAATAGAATAGCCTTCGAAGTTTCAGCTATAATCTCGCCATGAAGTTCATAATATGAAATAGTCATTTAAGAATCCTTTAGTGCATAAAAATAAACCCACCAGAAAGTGGGTTATAGATCTTCTGAGGTATATATTCTCTCCTGCCTCAGAAAGAATGTTATCTTAGAGTGCTCTGTAGAATGAGATAGTATGGCATTGTACTTTTCATTAGCTAGTTTGTATGCCATGTCCATCCACTTTTCTTTAACTACAGCCTTTAAAATTCTGGGGTGAAGATTTCTATTAGCGATGACAGAAACCCCCTCAGTTTCAGCCTTGTCGCGTGGGAGAGCTTTTAATTTTAACCAGATTGGTTGATAGTCTCTCATGATAATATTATATATTTCCCTATATCCGAAGTGCTGTTTCTGTACATTGAAACTTAGACCAACTTCTCTAAGTACAAATCAGATACAGGGAAATATATAGGCCTTTTTACTTCTTGCCTAGGAAGTCACTATATCCTTCGTCTAGCTTCTACATTAACTTACTGGCTTTGGACTTACACTTACCAGCATTATGCTGGATATCGGCACCGCGATCGGTTAATGGGAACCTACTAGATAACAGGATAGGGAGTGAGTATCTCTTTCCTCTTTCTTACTGCACTGTCAGGATTGATAAGTTAGAGGATTGAGAATCTTAATTTACGCGGAGCGAAGAATGTCTCAGGTCTAGTATATCAACATTTACTGGGTTCATAACCTCAAACTACCCAAACTTCCTCGTTGTAATGCTCTTTACAGATTAGCAATCAACTGTTCAACATCATCTGCCTTCAGATAGACATCCACCTTACGTTGCAGAAGATCAAGGATTTCCACAAAATCTTCACCACGCTTGGTGTTTTGAGTATAGATAGCCAGTTGTTCCTTCAGCTTTTCCAGCGACTTCTTATCTTGCTTAACTTGCGAGAACTTCTTCAGGTAAACAATAGTCGCATTGGTAACAGCTTCCGGAGACTTATTGGTAAGTGCCGGCATGATGCTAATGTAATCCGTAGCAAATTCATTCCACAGTTCAACAGGAATCGAAGAAGCACGACGATCAGCACGATCTTGATTAGCAATTGCCTTCCAGGTAACTTCACCAAACGGGAAGTTTTCCGAAGTCAGCTTTTCATCATTCGAAATCTTTTCCAGGGCACCCGAACGAATAACTTCGTACATGGCATCCAAGAGAAGATCATATTCCTTCTTACCTTCTTCAGTCTTGGCATTCGAAAGAATTGAAACAATGCCATCAAAAGAAGGAACAGCCAACTTAACTTCAATCGAGGGGCGTTGATTCTCCAGCTTATCCTTCTTGAATCGGAACTTAAATTCCTTTTCATCAAAGAGCTTTTGCGGATCAACAAGTTCCTGAACATTGGTGTTGTCAGCAGTGGTGGTTTCAGTCATTTTATTTCCTTGGTAAGAACAGAGTTTAAAAGTTTAACAGGCTTTAACTAGAATCGGTGCCTGTCCAACCGACAGATGCGAATGTACCAGGGTCGGGGATAGGTGTCAAGCACCCCGCCGGGAATATTATAACTCACTCTCAGGTTTCTTATGAGAATTGCTATATAAAAATACATACATAAGTTTCTTACGTAGTGTTTTAGCCTTCTCGTCTGGAGCTTGATTAACCCATTCTCTTAACTCATCATGTGTAGCTTTATCTACGTTAATTCTTTTCTCTCCTTCAGAAGTTTTTAAGATAATTTCCATATGATTCCTTAAAATTATTTAAGAAGTTAATAAGAAGGCCAGGGTGGAGGGGTGAAATAAGGTTTAACTATTTTCTTTCTCCACTCTCTGTGACTCTTATCGTATGTTAGTGCTTGAGATATCCAAATAGCTAACTCCTCATTAGTAGCCTTCTTTACCTCAATAACCAAAGGGTTAGATGTGTTTGTATAAAGAACAATATGAGTTATCTCTGGAAATTGGGACATAAGCTATTCCTTTCTTAGCAATCCAAGACAAATCCAGCACTAAGTTTTCCTTTAAAGAATTCTGCTTTCTCCGCCAGGGTATTACCTTTAACTCGTTGGGATTCAATACCCTTCGTGAAAGTTTCAGGTTCACATACAATAAAGAGTTCCTCTCGCGCCCGAGTTACTCCAGTATACAAGAGTTCTCTTTGAATCATAGTATTATGAGATTGGTGAAGGATAAAAAATACCTTCCTCCATTCAGAACCCTGGGCTTTATGTACTGTGAGAGCATAACCTAGAAGGAGTGAATTAATTGCAGATGCTGTATCAATTTTAATTTCAGCCTCTGAATCATTCATCCTAAGAGTTAGTACGTGAGAACACTTTCTAACCCTATCTTCTGGATCTCCTGAAGCTACTTGGGAAAGAAGAAAATCCATTGCATCTTCAGACATTTCCTCATTCTCTACTTGAGTATGTGAACTATCCATACCCCAATAATCTAGAGTTTTAGAATGAGGAACAGGTTGCATACCTGTGTATCCTAGATTCTTTTCAATCTTAATGATTGTAGCATCCTCTTTCTCATACATTACTTTATCTCCTACAGAGAAGTAATGTTTCTCAAACCCCCCAATGATTTGGTAAACCTCCGCCCCTCTACTCTTTGCGAGATAGTTAGCAATATGTTTATTCAATTCCTCAGTGCCAAATGCTTTACCAAAAGGCATGAGAATCATATCCTCTTCAGGATCATAATAACCTCCCTCATGCAAACCAGTAGCTTGCTTCTTAGGATCTGATTCTTTATGTTTATTCCCACAGAACATTAGTGCTACTGTATTCAAAGCCTCATCAGGGGAAATCTTTTTCTTCCATGGTTTAATAGTGAGTTTGGAAGGAACATTAAATGAAGGAATATCCTTAGCAGGAATAGCTTTACCTGAAAGGATTCTATGTGCTAGAGAAATGATAGGAGATTCAAGAGCCTGACGGTATACCTGAGTTAGTTCAACTACAGGAAGAGAGAGAAGTTTAAAACCTAGAATAGCTGGCCCAAATACTGGAGGAAGCTGTTGAATATCTCCTAGGAAAACAAACTGTACATTGTGATGACAGGCCGCCATTACCTCTTTATAAAGATCAACCCCTAACATAGAGGTTTCTTCAAAGATAATAACCTTAATAGAAGGAGGAAGAGGCTTACCTGCATTACGAGTAGGTTCAAAAGACATTTGCCTTTTAAATCCACCAGTTGTAGGATCTTCTACCTCATTGTATACGGGTTCATACTCTAGAAGTTTGTGACAGGTGATTGCATTAGACTGTAAATCTTTTGGTAGGTTCTTTCTAATATTAGCAACCGCCCGCCTAGTATATGCAACAATAACAATACCTGGAGTTCCAGAGTGGAGATATTTATGTCCTTGAGAATCCAGAATACCTGCTTTACCACTCTGAATAATAGCTGTAGTAGCTCCATTCATTGAAGTAGTTTTACCTGTACCTGCTGGGCCAATAAGAACACAAGATTCTCCAGAAGCTGCTAGAGAGATAATCTGTTGTTGTTCTTTATTGTAGGAGATTACTTTACCATACTTATCATATGTCTGGAAAGAATCTTCTTTGATGATTTGAATATCTTCAATGATATTTTCTTTACTCTCCTCTATTTTCTCACTAGTATTTTGTGATTCTTTAGGAGGGAGAGTAGAGATATCTTTAGGGGAGATAGTTTTAGAAGGAAGAGTAGAAGAGGTAGGAGGGTTAAATTCCCCAGCCTTCAATCTTTTAACTAGGTCAGTAAGTGAAGTGTTCATTTCTTTTTCCAGGTAGGCTTAAGGTTTAGATTGAGGAATTCATTGTTTCTACTCTCTGCCCTAAAAGCATATTCAATATTTGTTTTAGCTGCTTTTAGATACTGATTAATATCTGGAGGAATAGTTTTATGGTTTCGTAGAATATTAAGTAACAAACCATTGATATACGCAATTTGTCCTTTACGCATCCAATGTTCTTGTTGAGCTTTTTTAGCTGCCGTTCTAGTATCTTTAACCATGAGTTAGTTCTCCAGAATCTTAATCATAACATAGCCTAGGGGATAATCATCTGAGGCTAGTTTTCTAAATGAGAGCGCCACCTGCTTAGCTTGATAGCAATTATACATGTGACAATCTTTTGCAGGTAGTGGAATATATTTAATTCCCTGGTGGGTAATATATCCTGTGGAATTTTGTTCTTTTAGATGGGCCCCTGTCCAATGTAGGATATAGTATTTTGATAGCCTATCTTGGAATCTTTTAGAAATATGAAACTCTGTGAGAATTTCTGAGTGAAGAGATTTCCTAACTCCTGGCACCCAGGAATAAAAAGAGAATGAATTAGACATTAGAATCTCCTTCTCGTTGTTGCGGGTGAGTTACTTTATCTTCCCAGGAAGTTAGTTCCTTCTTCTTATAACTCTGGGCCGTTTCATATCTCATTTTCGCGCGCAAGTATTCAAACTTAGAAGGATATTGTTCCCTAGTGGGCATAGTTTCAGGTGCAGAATCAATGATTGCCTTGATATTCAATTCTTCCACTTGATCTGAAGATTCAAGAATATGGTAAGTTGACTTGGCAATATCTCTATCTCCTAGTTCTAGGAAGTTCTTAGATTTCTCAAGAGCCTTCCAGATATTAGAGAAGAGAGTTTTAGAGTAAATAGAACCTACCATGTGAATGTTATCTTCACAATGGTCTAGGAGTTCCTTAACATCTGCGCGCATCTGTTCTGTTAGGAATGCTCCATTAATACACTTAACTATGAGTTGTTTCCAATACTCATCACAGGAAATAGGCTTACCTGAGAATGGTGAATTGGTTGTAAACTTAGGGAACTTACCTGCTAGAGAAGCCCACTCTGCTAATTGTGTGGCATAGGAAGTTATCTCTCTGTGAGGATTCATAATGAGTCTTTGAAGAACTCTCTCTTTATCTCCTACGCGGCGATTATCATAATCTCTACGCGCCCCATTACAGAAATCCTCATATGAATCTTTCCAGTTATCAATCCAAATATCTACATTCTCTAAATTACGTGTGTCTGGATTAATAACATAGGAAGGAAATACCTGAGCCGGGGAAGTTACTGTATTGATTTTAATAACTACCTTCGCCAGGTTTTCCATATGTTGCGCCACAATTGAATCTGTATTCTCAGTTCTAATTGTAGGATAGCGGAAGTCTACTAGATCTGAAGATTTTAGTAGAGAGAGGAATAGAAGATAAGAATCTGTGGGGGTTAGTTCGTTAGCTCCCCATTTACGAAGATAAGGGAGAAGTTTCTTTTGAGGAACATCAAAGATTGGATGATAAGATTCTCTTTGAGTTAAAGAGATTGGGAAATGCTCTACTTGGAAAGTTATTCCTGAGTAGGCACATAGAATCTTTGCCATATTAGAGGGCTCCTTTGTAGAAATAGTATCTTGCCATATAGGAAGTATATAGAAGATCTTTAGGAATGTATTCGTTTCCGTAATCATCTACAAAAGGTAATAGAATCTTTGCCATAGAATCTCCTAAATATTAAGGTTTATTGAGAAGCGTCTTGGTTACAATGTGAGTAGTATTTAGTCAGCCTTGTAAGTTTCTTTTTCTGTACGGCCACCATAGCTTCATGATATTCTTTTCTACTCTCATGAAACATCATATCTTTGTGAGCTGTTTCAATTTCCTTCTTTACAGTATCTTTAGTTCCAAGACCCCAATATTTGAGGCTAAACCATGTGAATGATAGGATCATTTTATTTCCTCTTAATTGTTAGTGTATCCAGGAAGATTATCTTTGAATGAAATAGGTTTAATTACTCTAACATACACTAAGGTAATATGGTTATTCTCTTCTATAAGTAGTGTAGTAATCACTCCAACTACAACACATTCTTTTATTTCTTCCTTTCCTTTAATAATTATTTTATCTCCTTTAATGTGTGTAGGAGTTGGACTAGTAGCCGCAATAACAAATTCTTTAACTCCAGTATCTTGATTTTCATACCCAGTTATGTATATTAGAGAGTTCATTTCATAAGCTCCTTTTCATAATCTGCTTCCTCTTGGGAAGTCATTAGATCATTTTCATATCTATAAATATGTACCCTTTCTAATTGCTTAGGAGATAAAGTAGCCCCTTCTCTCCATTTAGAGTATAAGATACTACCTTCTTGCTCTTTATCTTTAACTACTGAGATAAGAGAAGGTGAGGATGGAGTATCTAGTTCAAGAGATTTAATTAGTTGTTCGCGTGGTGTTCCCTTTAAATCTAGAGAAGGAGATATAACTCCTCGCTCCATCTTAATAACAAAGGTCTCTAGATATTTTAGTATCCCAGTAAGTTTAGAGCGCGGCGCCTGATGAGTTTTAAGAGTTTCAATAACTACTCCTAACTCAGATTCTGAGAAATAAGGTCTGAACTTTTGTCTAGTAGGTAAGTTTGCCATAATGTATCCTCTATTTTCTATTCTCCAGGATAATTGGGAGGGAGAATAGAAAAAGGAAGACACCCCATTATAGAGGTGTGCTTTGGGAATTACTCTAGCCCTTCTCCTGGAGTATAGGAGATTTGAATACAAGCAACCCTATGAATAGTGTGGTTATTCTTATGAATCGTTTTAGCTAGTTCCTTAGTTGCATAAACTCCCCCAGAGTTACCTAGAACTCCAGCCAGTGTATCTTTATGCATATTGTATTCTGGAGGATAGATATTAATCCATCCTGTGATAACCTCAGGCTTAACTCGGAATTCCATTTCAAATAGAGTACAGATTTTAAGATACTCTATAACAGTAGGAATTTCTACCCATTCTTGGTATCCTGATATTAATGCATTGTTCTGGCGTTCAATAGTTTTTCCCTCTTTAAATGCTTGGATGATTTCTAGATGTTTATCAATGAAATCTCCATAAATATTAGTTGTAGGAAGTGGTCTGGAATAGACAGGTGAGTTAGCCATTATGAATACTTTATTTAGTAGTGGGGTGGTAGGCCATAGGAGACTCGAACTCCTAACTAACCGATTATGAGTCGGCTACTCTAACCAATTGAGTTAATGGCCCACTGGGAACTTAAAGATTCTCTTTATTATGTCTAATAATATTTGCTATTTCTTTAAATGAGAACTTAAGTTGATCGTTATAAAATACTAGGGAAGGGCCACTAGCACTATTTCTCTCCATAAAGTGTCCTGATTCTGAGGACATTCCTGCCCAGTCTTGAACTTGTCTAGGCAATACAGTAGAGGCATAGTCTGCGCCACAGGGATCTGTATCTTTGATAGAGTAAAAAGTCTCTGTCAAATTACTAATTGTCAAGCTAGTAACTGTCCATTCTTCTTTAGGATGTTCCTTGATATACAGATCAGAAAGAACTCCTAAACAACAGAAACCATCTGTAGTTCTAAGAGCTTCTCTTGCTTGGGAATATTTTCCAGATTCAAGAGCTGCGATCCACTTATCTGCAATATCATGATTCATTTAGAGTGCTCCATCTTCAATCATATTAGCTAGGAAATGACATAGCATGAACCTGATTGATTGTGCAGCTGGGATAGAATAGAACATATATTCAGAACTATATGTATAGAAATCTAGCACAGTAGACTTATGCCAGTTCCATCCTTCTGCTTTAATAAACTCGATAAATTCTTTTCGAAGCTCCTCAGAAAAATTATGGTCACTAATATTATCTAGTGCGAAGCAAATAAATCTCTCTTGTTGACTCTTTATTTTACCCTCTGAATCTATAGTAACTTTTGTTTCTTCCTCTGTGTATCCTAAATAACTAGCCGCCTCTCTTAGAATCTCGGGTGTGAGATATTTAAATCTGGAAAGAATATTAGTCATATTGTCCCGCCTCCCACGCTTCTTGAATTTGTTTCCAGAAATAAGAGAGGATATAAATAAAGAGGGTTACAGGAAAGAATAGGACAGTAATGAATTTATCAAGCAAACGTTTAAACATTAGAATCTCCTATAATATACTCACATAAACTATTATATATGAGTATATAAAGGGAGACATCTCCCATAAAGTTAGAGCATAATACCAGAAATATCTAGCATATTCTCTTCAAGTTCAATAATCCTATTAGCTTGGGTAATAATATTCTCTTTCTCTTTTTCAATTAGCCTATCTGCATCTCTCTTGCGGCGGTAGTATTGGATAGTTGATTTATCCTCTTTGATTAGGATAGTAGTAGAGGTGATAGTTTGGGCACTCTTGAATGCAGATTGAGAACAGTATAATTGAAATGCTTGGCGCGCACTCATATTATTTTACTCCTTCTCTTTCCCTTGTGTATATGCCTTATAAACTTTAATTACAGCGTTAGAAACTACTTCCCATCTATCTTCGTCAGATAGATGACTATGAATGAGATAAGTATTTGCCGCTATAATTCCGTAATTAGGTTCTTTATCTTTGATCCTATATTCATAATTAAGAAGCCACTCTGGAGTAGAAGTTTGAAGTTCCTTCCACTCATTACTATGTGGAGGTTTAAATTCAATAGTCTCTCCATTCGCCCAGGCAATGATGAATTCTGCGTGTTGGTGTCTTTTAGGATTCGAAGTAATTTGAGACATAGTTTCTCCAAATTCATTTACTGGTTCAGGATGATTGCACATGATTTACTTCCTCACCGTATTTTTAAGTAAAATAACCCAGTCTGGAATTACCCAGCCAGTAGGAGTAAGAATAGCAAAGAGTTCTTCTAGAATAGAAATGTTTTCTTTACTAATATTATGTAATATCACTTTAGAATCTCCTTAATATTAATTAAGAATTAGTATCTAGATCGTGCGGTTTAGTCTCAATGATAATTCCACAAGCTGCTTCTTCTACGCAGGCAATAAATCTAATACCTCGCCCACGAACTCCAATATACACTTCTTGATTACTATCTTTTTCAGCTAGTTGTTGAAGTGTTTTGATAAGTTCTGATACAGTCATTTCAACTTCTCCTTAAGAATCTCTTCCTCACTCTTCTCCAGCTCCAGAGTAGGGAATCCAAATTCATTATAACACCAGAGAATATTCTCAGCTGTTTGAATTTGAGTATCCTGATATGTATGATTGGAGGATACTTTAGAATTTGGGAATTGTGAAGGGGGAATGAAATATTGTTCCATACTATGCCTTCCACCATTTAAATCTACCAACATGATAGATATGTTTATTGATAAGTTTACAGTAGTTCTCAATTATAGCAACCTCATTGCCATAATCATCTGTAATGATTTTGTAGTTATGAATAGAGAGAAGTGTTAGTAGACATAAACTCTCTCCAAACATATTGAACAGTCACCAAATTTTGGGTGAGTAATTGGAATAGAATGCAGCACCTGACCACTTCTAAGGCAAGGAAAATTATCCTTACCAATATGAAGGATCATATCTCTAGCTTGTTCTGTATCAAAATCTTTATACTCAAATTCTCGAATCAGCCTAGTACAGAGATCAATTACTTGTTCCCTGTTAGGTTTAGAGTTGAAATAGAACTTCTTCTCAAATATTTCATCTCCTGTGTAATTAGAGATAGGAATTGAGAGCATGTAGATATGGGTAGTCATGAAGACTCTCCTATCCAATATTAACCTTGGAATTCAAGTGTCGTACAAGATTATTTGCTTCATCTTTTGAATTAACATAGGCTAAATGTCGCTCTTCTTTTCCAAAGACAATTTGATATTTAATCTTGCCATGATTGAAAATTTCAATTACTTTATAGGTTGGAGAAGTATCATTCATGATAGTAGTTTAACCTTGTATGAATGCGTATATGAATGTAAGAGGGTGAATTGCTTCCTAGTATACCCCATACCTATTATTATATAGATGCGTGTATGAGGTATTTCATCTATTCAAGAATCATCAGCTAGGATTGTGTGATAGTTGTGAGTGCCATATTAGAAGCCTTTCTTCAATTGAGGAAATTTAGCCTCTTGCTCCTCTTTCGAATCAATCCAATATTTCAAATGTTTTTCTTTACTTTCTTCACTCATGTATTGGCATTGTTTAATAAACTTAATAGTTTTGAGTGCGCGTGAGTGATAATTAAGTGCGCGTTCCCATTCTCTCTGTTCGCGCGCCTTTTCATATCTAGCTTTCTCTCTATTAATCCATTGTTCTTTAGTGAGAGTAGTAAACATATTAGAATCCTTTCTTTATCTTAATAGAATTAAGAATATAAAATAGGTGAGCTATCTTTCCCGCTAGCCCGTCAGACTGTAGCACCCAGAGGGTGGGAGGGTCAAGGGGCCATCC